CTGGCCCCCCCCCCGGGCCCTTTTTAAGAGCCCGGGGGGATTTCGTCAGACTATATCAAGTCCGGTTGACACGGCCGCAAGCAGCATCCTGAAGCCAAATCCGGTAGTAATACCAACCGAATCGGTACCAAACCCAATGTCCACACATATCACTTCACCTCCTTCTTGGTAAGAGTTAGTAGAGAACGACGGGATGCGTCGGGCATCATTACGAGCTCCTCCATCCCAGACTGGAAGAAGAAATACGCACTCCACTTGAACCAGTTGAAGTACAGGATCTTCTCATCACGAGGGCATGCAATTCGAACATACCCCAGTTCATCCTTGAGGATCCGGGCATTCCAATATTTTTTGACACGACCCTCCTCTGAGTAGACAGTCAGCGTGACATGCTTCTGATTCACTCCGTAAATAATGGGATCGTCCAGCTCGGGAATGCGCTCCTCAAGAGGCTTCTCGATGTACGGCGGGTTCTTAGCCATCGGTACCAATACTCCAATCGTATGCGTCAAGCTCCAAGTACGAAGGACTCAAAGTCTCCGTAGGCCTCGATTGCAGCCTTCGCAGACTCTGCAAGACCCTCGAAGTAACTCCAGTCGACCCATTCCTTCCAGTCGTCGGGGTGAGCGTTCTTGAAGGACTCGTATTGTACCCAACGGTGACCGGTACTGCCTGATGCGGCATAGAACTTACCATCTTTCTCGCGGAGTAGGATCCCGCCTCCACGGTTCACGGGGACAAAGGCGCCGGTCTTACCGACGAACTCCATCTCTGGGTTCTCTTCAGACCCATTGTTCAAGTACAGAGCGGTTGTGACGCTCTTGGTTTCCGCTACGTCCTTAATTGTGAGCTCCTCCTTGGTGAAGAGCTCCTTGAAGACATAGGGGTGTTGGAACTGGGCACCAGTAGCGCCCCACTTCCCATCGCAGTAGTTGACGTACACGGCCTTATTCACAAGACACATGCGGTCGTATGTGGCCTCGTGCTCGAAGGTGTAGCCATACTTCTTGCCGAACTCCATGACCTTCTCGATAATCTCGGGTGTGGCCCTCGGGATCTTGATAGAGTCGGTCTTGATGTGCGCAACATCGAAGCCCTGCTCCTGTACGAAGTGCTTGAGGTCTACCATGAATAGCGCACCTCTCTTCGCAACAATATTGTCCACGTTCCGCGGGTCCTTAAACGGATTGGCAAATTTCGCCGCAGTGAGGCCGTACACGGAGTTGATGACGATCTTGAGTGCGAAAGCCAGTGCTTCGTAGTCGACTCCCTCATCGAGGAATGGTGATAGGGCCCCGTCCAGAAGCTTCCTTGCCGTGTCATCATCATGGTGCTTGATGGCTACTCGGGCTTGCTTGATTTCACTGAAACGCTTAGTGTATCGGTCTCCGAAGAGGTTGAGACACTCGATTGAAGTGGGATGCATTGACGCAATGTCGAGAAGAGCGACGTCGACCCAGATCCCCTCTTCTTCATAGACATACCCACCTTCCCCGACTTCCTCACCGCGGTATATAGATTTGCCGAAAGCGTATTGATAGCCAGGGAATTGCTTACTGAGATCGGTGTAAACGAATTCACTTTGTGGGTTCCTGTTCTTCCCGAATATGATGTACTGGGAATGCTTGTTTGTTGTGTCATTCGGAGTCAGACCAGAAAGCTTGGCCAGCATAAGGCGAGCCTGCCAATCTGCGTGGAGGTGATCGAAGACCTCTTCTGTGGCGATAACGTCATTATCGCAGTATTCTGCTACTTCCTCCCAGCGCTCCTCAGGAACATTCTCGTCCCAAGGGATCCCGAGCTCCTGATGGTGGAGCCCAAGCTCGATCTCCCACTTCTTGAGAGACATCTTAGTCGCTGCGAAGTCATACACATCAGCATACGAGAGGTTGTACGCCTCGACGAAGCCTGCGGTAAGACTATTCTCGATAATCCGCTTACTCAAGTCGTACAGCTTGGCGTTGTTGAAACCAAGAGTGCGGGCATAGAGAATATGGTTGTCGTACTTCCGGCAGTTGAAGCCAATAAGACGCATCTCTATGAGCGCCTCGATCTCCTCGGGTTTGGGGTTGATCATCCGATGGACAACCGGATTACCTTTCACCTTCCAGTTCACGATGAACAGGTTGGGAAAGACCTCACAGTCGAAGAATACCAGCTCCTCAGTCGGGAAACCAATGACCTTCTCATCAGGATCCTCATTGGTGAACGGCATCTCCATGACAGTCTTGATTGCAGCCTCAGACTGGTTCGTCGAGTTCATGGCGAATGCCAGAATACGAGGCTTCAGATCCTTGATATCATAGATCATCCCCTGCTCTTTAGCATCTCGGAGGATCTTGGCGATGAAATCAACCGAGGGCTTCGTAGCAGGATGGATCTCCTTTCGCAGGTTCCGCTCAATCAACTCCCTGAGCTTCTTCTCGTTGGCCATGGTGGCCTTGTTTATCACTTTGCGCTCCTTCAATGGCAGCCCTTCTGAAATATGCGCTACCGGAATGTTGTTGCAGTGGGTCACCTTCCGTCTCAGAGAGGAATCTCCCGTGAAGACTTTGATCTCAATGTCTTCTGCATAGAGCCTCGCCAATTCGGAAGGATCTCCGTCGTAGATGTAATGGAGGTGAACTCCATTTCCACCTTTACTGGTCTCGGCGTAGGTGGGTGGCCACTTGGAGGCCTCCTGAAGGTTTCGATTAAGGTCCTTCCTACCGTCTTGCTTGATATCAAAGTCGATGACAATATGATTCTCCGGGACTTTCACGTAGTGAGTCTCGTGAGTGTCGATGTCCTTCAGCAGGGTATGAACGTTCTTCCATCGATACTGAGGAATATCATTCGGCCCTGCCTGCTGAGCCGGACACTCTGCTAGGAGACCATCGAGCAAGGATTCGGTATGATCGAGGTCGAGCCGATACGGGTTCTCGGGTACAGCCTCGAGTTCGGGAGAATCCAGTAGGTAATGCCGGAAGCCGGTATACACATTGCGTAATCTATCGTCTCCGGATCGTACTCGAGAGTGGAAGCCGTCGAAGTAATCTTTGAGCTCCTCCCTGAAGATGTACCTACTTTTCGGATACGGGATATTACTCTCACTGCAGTACTCCTTATACAGCTTGTAGGCCATTGTGAGACTGATGTACTCTTCGGACTTGAATAGGAGGTAGTTTTCCTCAACAAAGTTATAGAGCACATTTGTTCTAAGCATCATGTCTTGAGGCATATACGCATCATAGTAATGCTTACCAAGACTGCGGTACACCTCAAGGCAATGCTTTGCGACCTTCCCGAGTTCGTCCTGGATCTGAGTCATCAGAGTTTGATACTCATCAGCCGGGACGGTTTCTCCTGTGGGAGAGATGTCGATGAGCCTTCGAATCAACCCCGACTTGGAATCAGTGATCTTAACCGGTTTGTTAGTGCCGATAAATAGTATCGCATTGATTCGCTTAGGGTAGCGTTTGACTCCCTTCTCATTGATGAGGATGGTCTCATGTGCCACGGCACTGTTAAGAAGCCCATTAGACTCGATCCTTGATAGGTCCCCATCCTGGTCGATAGCTACAAGCGAACTCTTGGCGAGAGAAGAGGTTGAGAACTGATCGCTACGGGATCCAAGAGCGCCAGCATCAAACGTAGTTGTGTACTCTTGGAATAGAAGCTCCAGGATGTTAAGGACGGTAGACTTACCAGATCCCGGGGGACCATATAGGACGGCAAACTTCTGTATCCGTTTTGAGTCACCAGCAACGATAGATCCGATGAGCCACTCAAGTTTTCTTCGAGCGTCCTCATCATATAGAACTCCAATAAGTCTTCCCCAAGCGTCCGGTGAACCATCCTCCAGTGAGTAGGGTAGTCGAGCGGTACCATAGTCTTCCTTTCTAGAAGGGGTGTCCGCAAATATGAGTTTTGTGTTCAGCTCGTGGCCGTTATCAGGGAGGCGACTCTTCCACGTCTGGAAGCTAGTCCATCCCCCATTGCTGTAATTGGCCAAGGGCTTCACGACAGTATCGATCGATCCCTTCTTCTCCGCCTGGTATGAGAATAGGTCCTTGTCCACAATATGAGCGACGTCAAACTCATCTGTGGACCAAAGACCCTTCTCCTCATTCCATACGGCTTGGAAGTCTCCTCCTTGAATGAGTATATCCCTGGATCTGCAGACCAGGAACTCGGGATAGATCTCTACCTTTCCGTTTTTAACTCGCTCGCAGATTCGGTAGAAATCCATGAGACTCCTTACATGTAATGTTCATTTGCGTAGGCGTTCATCTGGGCCCAGATCTCGGCCTTTCGCATATCACGTGCGCCATGCAAGGGAATGGCTCGAAGCGGGAACATGGATCCGTGTCCCAGCTTCGTGTAGTCCCTAGCATTGATCCGCTCAAGGATAGAGTCGACTTCCTCCTCGCAGCGGGGATTGAACAGCGCCTCATCGTTGTAATCGTAAAGGCCGCAGTTATTCACCATCTCCCAGAAGTACCACTCCAGAGAATATGGTGTATCATCATCCTCGAGCATCATGTCCATACGCTCGGCCAAAGCGATGAACATCTCGAGCATTGAGCATTCCGTCTCACAGAGCCAGACATAAGATACGTCTCGATTCTCCTTGAGGAATGCCTTACGTAAGTCGATTCCATCCTGAGCACGGTTGATGTCATTGGCAATCGTCACTCGGAATGGGGTTTGATGCATGATCTCGAGAAGCTGCAAATATGATTGATCGGGGGACTCAGCACGCCGAGTATCCCCCGTTCGATCAACCAGCCAGTCGAAATATGAATTGTCAGGAGCCGCCTCGATCATGGTTAGTCCTCATAAGGCTGAACCCCGAGAACTGAGTGCTCGTAGGAATCGTCGAGAAGGGTGATCTCGAAGTCCGCGTGGCGGCTCATGCTCCGGACATAGATTATGGAATCAGAGGCAGATACTCCGCTGATGATGTTGTCGAACCACTCGGTATTGGCGAGCGGAACTCCACGGTTATCAGCGAAGACATCGTCCTCCATGTAGTACGTCAGCTCGACATGCTCTTGGTGGTCCTTATCCAGGTACTCCTCACGAGTAATCTGGTAGGCCTCGAAGTGCTGCCTATCAAGCGTCCGTTTGACTACCTCTTCTTGGTCGGAATCCTCCACAGGAGTCGGAGAGTAATCCACAAGAGTGTCCTGTACCACTGACTCAGGATCGGGTTCGCTACTCGGAGAATCAGTTCCCTCTCCCACCGGATCTTTGTGTCGCGACTCAGCAATTTCCTTCAACTCCTTGTTAATCTCGATCGTTGCTTCCTGGAAATCCTTCTCGAACTTACGAGCAAGGACAATGTAAACACCAACACCACCGGAGATCGCCCCCGCTGCAAAATATAGAATCTTGTCAAGCATGGAGACCTCAGATCTTGTCGTACATGACGCCATCGACGTTGAAGTCCAGCGCCCACTTCGTCACAAGACGACCGTTCTGGTCCTCACCCTCGAACATACCATCATAGATTCCGAAGTCGACGAAGTCATCTCCGTTACCCTTGACCCAGCCAGTGACAGCACCAGCAGGCGTGTGAGGGAATCCGAGCATCTTGTAGACCTCGTTGAGGAAGATGTGTCCACGGGACTGAAGAATATCATTCGCATACTGCTGCTGGCAATCCAGGTGCAGCTTTGCGAGATCCTCGTCTGCAGACCAGTTGTGGTTGTCGGGGCCGAACACCACCCCGTAGGGAGAAACACCTCCATCCGTGTTCGCAACGGCCTCGAGATCCACAGAGTCGCCCGTGAGCTCCTCCTGGGTCTTGGCATGGATGGCCTCAAGAACGGCCTCCTTACCAAACTTCTCCTCGACCTTCTTCTTGTAAGTCTTGAATGCCTGGTCGACAGCGGCATAAGCTGCAGCAAGGGAGGCATTCCGCTTAAGCATAATCCCGTGGCCAGTAGCCAGGGATACGATAGATGCAGTACCGAGAATAAGCGCAGGGGCATACAGCTTGGTGAGCTTGGTGAACATCCGGGTGTAGAGGATGGTCTTGTCGTGGAGAGCGTCCTTGTCAGTAAGCGTTCCACCCTCGACCGCCTCATGAACCTTCACGAGAAGAGATGCCTCCTCAGCGATGGTCTCCTCGACCTTCAGAGTGGCCTTAGATGCCAGAATGGTGGTTCCAATGAAACCAGCGGTTCCGGCGGCGGTAAGGATCGTGGGGGCATGCTTACTGAGCACCAGTCCAGCCCGACCAGCAACTCGAGTGAATACGGAGAGATTCATTTGATACGTCCTGCTTTCTTGAGTCGGAGATAGATTGCGATTACCTGGTCGTCTTCCATGCGTTCAACGCGTCGACGCCATTTGTCTGAGTATGGGAATGCGGCTATGAGTTCTAGCCGGATCTGTCTAGGATTCATCGTGAGCTCACGTGATCTGGTTTTGGAAGCTGAAGCATGTAACCATGTCGGCTACGGATTACCGACATGTTCCGGGACGAAGTCCATCCCCAGTTTTCATCGGTATACTCGGTCGTGATACCACAGAGGTCGTACAAGTCGGCCACGGTGGCGAGGTTGTACTCGTCGATAATGTCCTCAAGGCGGTTGAGAACGAGGTAGGCTTCATCTCGGGATTCCAGCTCGATGTCGGAGAAGTCATGGTAACGCCGATTCCGAGAAGATGCAGGTCTAGAAGAGCCCGGTGACATTCCGTTCCGAGAGTAAGAGCCGTAAGAAATCCTGGATCCTCCGGATGAGGAACGTGCTGACCTAGGAGCTGACTCTCCGAATAGGAGACGTTCCACGCCTTGCGAAACAAGGTCTGATAGTGTGTTTTTGAGTGCCGGGATAGCAACGTCGTAGATGAGATACTCGCCGACATTGTGGATGTCCTCTCCGACGAAAGCTGAGAATGCCTTTGTAGCAAACCCAGACTTCTTCTTAGTGACTGGTGCCTTTGTGACCTGATCGAGCTTCTTGCGTTCGGTTGTCTTGCTGTTTGAGGGTAGATTGGGACGAATAGGTGCATTCGCCATAGTGTGTCCTTTCAGGAGTGAGGGGGCCCAGATTTCTCCAGGCCCCCTCCGAATATGATCAGTTGCTTGTGAGCTCCTCCAGCTTCTGCTGAGCCTTCTGGAACTCCTCGTCCTTCTTGACCTGCTCCATGATCTTCTCAGGGAAGATTCCGGTCAGTAGATCAACGGCGAAGTTACCGTCATTGAGCATCTTCTCGAAGAGTGCCTCATAGAGGGGGCCATTGAGGAAGTTGTCTCGGATAACCTCGGACTTGACGAATCGCTCACCCTGACGCTCGCCATAGGCGGAGCCCAGAACATCGTCGATGAACTCGACAATGGTGTAGACGTCTTCAGCAGTCTTAGCCGATTTGAGATACTCTCGGAAAGAATTGATCCCATCATACTTCTTGACGAAGTCCATCATCTCTCGACGGGACATGTTGAAGTAGAGAGTCTGAGTGGTAATCTCGTCGTTGAAGAGGCTTCGGGCTCGGATAGTGGCCTTGAACATGTGGTTTCCTTTCAGTCAAAAGCCTATATCCCAGGATAGGGATATAGGAGTGTCACTTGGTCGAACGTTCGGTGGTCTCATCGTCCTGAGACTTACCGGAAACAATGTTGTTTCCAGCGAGCCAGGTGGACTGGTGAGAGGTGTAGGGTAGAATGAACATTTTGGAGTCCTTTCAAGTGGGGGTTCATTATACCCGTGGTTTGTCACGCGATCTTGAAATAATTCTCCTTCGGCGCGACTAGGAAATCGATGGTTAGGACAGGCTCCCCCTTTGGGGAAATTTGAGATCCGAATTCCACACTGAGGGAGTTGGGATCAGACCAACCAACAAGCTCACCGGCGGACACCGGCGGAAGCCCAAGTCCGGTGTAGAACTCGTTAAGGGAAGCGTAGCACTCTGAATTGAGCTGTCCATTGATGTTGTTCTCGACTCTGCGAATGGACTCAATGTCAGACCGGAAATACCGCCCCGAGAAAGTATCGTAGCACAGAACATCTCCTGATACGGCCACAAGTACCGTTCCGGGAAGTGGTTGACCAGCCTCCCGAATCGATTTCTCTGCAATGCGGGCCTTAACCTCCTCCACTGCCTTCGGGCCACCCACATCCTCCAGCGCTTGGCGGTATCGTCTAAACGCCGCTTCGCTACCTGAGTATGCAAGTGCGAATGCCGCTCCACGAGCATACTGGATACGGTTCGCCGAGATAATCGATACCAGAGTGCATACGCCTGCGATGGCCGGGGGAATATATACTCGATACGATACTGAAAACTTCTCCTTCCACGAGAGGTCTTCGGGTGAGCGAAGATTGGCCTCACAGTAGTCAGAGATTTTCTCAACTGCGAGCGTTGTAGACTTTGCCGTGAGAATGGCCGTAGCAACGGTCCCGACGCATGCCGAGGCCGTGAGAATAGCCGGCGCGTTTGCCTTGATGAGTCGCGCACAATTGTTTGCATTGATCACTTCTCCTCCTTCTTAGTCTTTTCTTGTCGAGCCATTTCGAGAGACAGCTTGGTAAGACCAGCGGCAACTTCCATTCGGATAAGAGACTCGATGTCCTTTCGTCCAAGGAGTCCCTGCTCGCCCATATACTGTTTGATAAGTCGCTGGGCATCACTGTTAAGGATGAAACTGCCAGACATCCCCCTTTCGCCCTTAGGTCCCTCACTTCCGCGGGGGCCTTTCGGTCCCTGAGGTCCAGGAGGTCCCTCAATGACCTTAACCTTACACCACTCTTTCTTGAGAATATAGGTGAATACTCGGAAGATGATGGCCATGAGGTTGATCCACAAGATGGGGATTGTGATCGCCCCGATAATATACAGGGTCCACCAGATGATAGTCATGAGTGCTTCATTTCAAGTTTCTTCAGTTGTGGAGTGAGCTTCCAATTTTCTGGATTGCCGACGCAAGCGAGGATAAAGTCCGGGGTAAACTCCCAAGTACCGTTCTCTTTGGGGAAGTGTCGGAAATCAACCGAGTCTGCAGCCATTCGACGGAGGTACTCTCGTCGGGAGTCTCCTCGCTGATAGGCTCTGGCTTCTGCTGTTGGTCCATCAACGCCAAGATATAGGACGGACAGCGAGTCTCCGACAATGATATCGGTGTGTCGAGCCAAGAACTCCATGGTTCCTCCGACTGTGAGGACGACCACTCGATTAGGCCGACCGTGCCGTCGGGTAACCTCGTCACGCGGAACTCCGTATCTCCAGCCGCGGAAGACTTCAGTGCAGATAAGATCTCCTTTTCGTTCCCACTCGGCAAAGGCAGGATCCTTGAGGAAGAAGTAGGCAGAAGCGTCTTCTCCCATACGTCGAGGGCGTGTGGTGGCAGATCGAACAGCATAGAACCCCTCCTTCACGAGATCCTTCTGGAATGTAGTTTTGCCCGAACAGCTTGGACCGAGTAAAATGGTCAGCATTGTGTCTCCTTTCTTGTTGGGCAAAGCCTATACCCCATGGTGGGGTATAGAGCTGGATTACCAGCGATTGAGTCGGCGCTCACGTCGGTTAACGTAGCGCTGCTGTACAGACAGCACGTGCTTCATCCTATTGTTAGCGCCATTGCCGATAAAGCAAGAGGCGAGAACAATACCGAGGAAGAAGAGTGAAGTCTTGACAACAGAAACAACGATGCGGGTCATGAGTGTGTCCTTTCAAACGGAGGGGTTTCAATATACACCCCGTTTTTCTCGCGTCATTCGGAGATGAGGATTAGAAATATGAATCCGCTCAAGAACGTAGTCACCATGACGCAGATCCCGAGTGCAATCTTGATGAGGATGGGGAGGGTAGCGATAATCAGGATTGCCGATGAGAGTCCCAATAGAATGAGGAACAAAAGCAGCAGAATTGTGGCGATTGCAACTTCAGAATTATTCATATCAGTCGTCCATTTCCATAGCAACAAATGCGAGGAATGTTAAGCCAACCACTCCGAGTGCGACTTGGAAGAATACTCGCTCGGGCAATGGAGCTGGGAATTTGTCCCAGATCACCCACATCAATGCAGCGTGAAAAGCCGTTAGCCCGGCAAGAAAAATGAACTTGAAGAGTCGGTCCATGGTGTGCTCCTTTCAAAAACCTATAGCCCGTGTTAGGGGCTATAGGGGTGAGATGTCAGTCTTCAGAGTCGTCGGACTCGACGTCATCCGCTTCGTCCAAGTCGTCGTGCTCGAGTTCCTCAGGATTCTCGATCTCCGGCACAGAGCGAATTGCCATGACGGTGAGCGCGGCAGAGGCTGCAAAGATAGCAGCTCCAGCAGCGATCTTCTTGGCGTTTCGCTTGAGTGCAGGAACGAGGTTCTCCTTGTGGAACTTGAACTCGACAACAGGGGCGTCGGTAGCGGTGTCGTTGGTGTCCATGGTGGTATCCTTTCAGATAGAGGGGTCTCATATAAGGGCCAGTTTTTATCGCGAAAGCCTATACCCCAAGTTAATGGGGTACGGCGATAGACTAGCGTCGGTAGAGCGGGAGCTTGTCTAGCTCTTGTTCTCTCTTTAGCTTGTCAAGTTTCTCCTTCAGAATCTTGTTGTCGCACAGCAACCAGTCGACTTTGGATCGATAGACCGAGGTCTTGTGGATCTGTTCGTTGTAGGCGATTCCATAGAAGAGGGTGAGCAAAGAGGTGATGGCGAGAGCAATGTAAAGCATAGTGCTTCCTTTCTAGGGTCTTCAATATACACGTGGATTATCTCACGAAAAAAAAAGAAAGCCTAGATCCCATGGCGGGATCTTTGGCTGAAGGTAGTAGGGATATCAGTTCCACTGCTTCTTCTTACCGAATGCCTCGGCAACCAGCAGAAGGGCGCTGAGGATGACGAAGGGCATAGCGATGAGAGCAACGAGAGTGAACATGAGTGTGTCCTTTCGGAGTAGGGTCTTCAATATAGTGCGTGTTATTTTTGCGACTCCTGTGACTAATGTGACGAAAAAACTAAACGCCGGGAAAATTTGGCGTTTAGTCTTTTGTACTCAGACGAGCACAGGGATGTGGAGGTACTGAGAGCAGTATTCCTCAATCGTCAGGTCGGTAGCGGAAACTTCGTCGAGGAAGTCGAGCATAGCCTGAGCGTTTGCGGCGTTGAACTGGTCCATTGTACTAGTCCTTTCTAGTGGTCTGGGTTTCAATATAATCGCCGTTTTTCTCGCGTAGACAAAAAAAGATAAGCCAAGCCCCCCATGCGTATAGCACAGGGGGCCTGACGAATCTCAGAAGGGTTTAACCTTCATGATCAGTCCGAATGCCTTGGAGGAAACTACCGCAAGGCGCTCGTAATGGAGCACTGCCAAGATTCCTGCGAATGAGGTTGCTGCACCGAGAATCGCATCTTTGCTGAGCTTCTTACTTTCGCCAAGGGCTTTGGCTTTAGCAAGAGTCTCAACATTTCGAGCGATGGTAGTGTAGTCCTCACTAGCGGGATCATGGAGCTCGGCTTCCTTGAGAGCGGCTTCAATGGTGTCCTGAATAGGATCGGTCTTCATATGTGGCTCCTTTCTAGGGGTTCAATATAGGCCAGGTTTTTCTCGCTTAAACCTGCTTGACGTCCAGAGTCACCTTCCCATTCCGGAGCATCTCAGCGACCGGCTGCTCGAATGCAGCGTGCATGTCCTGATTCTCCGAGACATGAAGAGTCCCAGAGACGTTGTTCCCTGTGTACTTGGCAGAAGAAACGCCAAGTAATACGCCCAAGAAGGTATCAATAGCAGCGATAGTGCCCGCAACCTCAGTGGGGTTCGGGAGGTTCCACAGAGCAGCCAGAGTGAGGTACAGCGCAGAGGTGGCCGGGAGGGCAACCAGAGCAACCCATTTGAGGATGTCGTAGGAACGGTTCTTCATATTACTCTCCTTGAGATGCTTAGCCATCTTGTTTACTTCTCTTTGCTGGTGGACGGGATGAGGGGACCACCGGGAGTCTCTTGACCTCATCGACGATCCTTTCGGCAAGCCCATTACCTCCAAACTCGGAGTAAGGCTCGTAGAGGTATTTCATGAAATCCTCATACTCGTCGAGGGTAAGAAACCCCCGGTGGATGTATGTCTTTCCGACATACACAATTCGATCATGCGCCATACCCAGCAACAACCGTGTATTTGCGGACTTTCGTTCCTGTCTCCGCTGCATATACAGCCAGAATCCTGAGGATCCGAAGAGAGACAGTACTATCGCGATCGTAATGTCCAGCAAAGGATTGAAGCCGAACGATTGCATGATTTCCTTATGCGGTGATGACTACATATGGGCGAACCCCATATGAGTAGGTGACAGGCGCAGCATTGACGATACCAGTGGAATCCAGGAAGAACGCGCTCGTAGAGTTGGCGATATCCTGGAGCCAGATAGCCGTCTTGGCCGAGGTGATGTACTGCGGGTTCAGGTGGAACATAGGAAGCTGACCCTGAGCCGCCGTTGAGAAGTCATATCGGCGCTGTGTGTATGCCTGGGCATACGACTGAACCGTCTGACCGAAGAGCATGCGCTCCGTCAGCAAGGCCGCCAGAGAGGTGCCTTCCCAGTCCCAGCTCGTAACAATACCATCATCTGCCGTCTTTGAAACACGGTGCCAAGGGCAGTTCAGGTTATTGCCGAACATAGCCTTGAGTCGGTCGATGGTGCTCGAGATAGCTGGTGCCTTCTTAAACAGCAGTGAGTTCATGTAACCATCAGACGTTGATCCAGTACCCCATGGTGCATTCACTAGCGAGGTGTCTGGAATAAGGACCATGTGAGGCCTATCCCAAGCGCTCGGACCGATGTTGCGCCAGTAGTCGAATCCAGCGACACGCCACTTCACACCACCGATAGTCCAGTAATCCCCTACGTAGATCCCTCGGAAGGTCCCCGCACGGATAGCAGACTGCTGATCTGTACTCAGAACCGTGCCAAGGTGATCACCACGCCAAATAGAGTTGTGGATACCAGCGTTACCCTGATCCAGCATATCATACAGCGTGTTACGGTTCTTGAGTTTGTTGTCGATATTAGTCAGCGTACCCGTCCAGGAGTTGAACGCCACAATAGTGTCATTTAGACGCTTCTTCTCCGCATCAACGGTAGACTTGAGGGATGCAATCTCCACATTCGGATTCCCCTGAGCGCCCTTCTCTAGTGCCTCACGGACCGATGCAAACCACGTATCGAACTGAGCTTGAAGCTTGTTTTGAAGGGCCTCAACGTCGACCGTCATGTTGGGGGCAGTAACCCAGGGGCACTGCTTAGTCCCGACAAGGCTTGTGATCTCAGCATTGGTGATGCTAGTGGCCCCGCCATACACATCTACAACCGCGATCGGCAAATATGAATAGCCAGACCAACTTGGGACGACCGGGATCTTAACGCCGGGACCCTTAGGCGCTGGGACTCCCGCGATCACAGAAAGAGATCCAGCACGAGCACTCGAGTTGTTGTTGATAACAAGGCAAATAAGATCCTTGCGGTCGAAGGAAGGATGTGCTGGGTTGGGAGTCACCGTCTCGAAACTTGTTAGCTCGATATACTTGGATCCAACCCAGGCCTTTCCTGTGTCGACTCGGACACTCATGCCGCTTCTAGCGGAAGTGCAGAGGAACTGATTGCCATAGTTGGCAAACACCCCCTGCTGGATGATTCCATCCATAAGCTTCCCGAAGTCTTCGGCGTCATACTTTCGGTCGCCGTTTACCGAGTTATAGAACCCGGAAATGATTGCCATTATCTGCTCCTATTAGCTCGGTATGTATTCTCGGGCGAGTACTCGATGGTGACCCGCTTACCTTCGCCCTTCCACTTCTCGGCATATCCGGTGAATGCGGGAGTCATAGTGTAACCAGAAGAATCCCATGACTCGGTTACCTCGGTAATCTGTAGATCGATCTGCCGCTGTGAGGCATATGTCTCCCAGTTTATGGGGGCGTTCGGCTCCCGCATGGTTTGACGAAGATCATGGCCCGGATCCGGAATATACCGAAATACATCTCCAACAAAGAAGTCTTGATTGTATTTCAGATTTCCACCAAAGCCGTCGAGCTTTGCACTATACTCCATTACGGGGGTATATTCGTTAGCTTTCTCCGCAGCAAGGGCTACGAAATAATATGGGTCCGAGTAATCATTGACTGTGAGTCCAGTCTTCGGGTCCTTTACTTTTCCGTCTTTGCTATTCGGATCGATGACTTTATGATCAGAACTATTATCCCAGACTGCTTCTCGTCTAAGTAAAGGGACTTCTTTACGAATGGTCAGAACATTAGCCCAGGACTTCCCGTTTACGAGGTGATTTGGGTCGATCAAATAGTGTTCGTATACCTCATATACCGAAGAGTACTTCTTTCGGTTACTCCATAGATACTCGAAATCTTTGATGTCATCATCGCCTGGAGAAAGTACTAGCGGCTCCACCAAATATGGAGACTCCATATCTACCCAGAATCCACCATTGCGCATTCGAATGCGATAGAACATCGGAAAGCCATTTGGCTTAACCATATTCAGAAACATGCGGGCATATTTTGAGACGTAATCTCTTTTAATGACCAGTCCTGCCTCATCGCTCCAGTCACCATCAAAGTCTGCGATATTAGGCTTGATGTAGGAATTGATGGAGGTGTCCCTATGAACATTAAAGCCTGGAATCTTTCTTGATGGGTATGCTCCGGAACCAAAGTTCTCATGAAGCATCGTCTCCAGCGCCCACTGAGGGTCGAAGTACTCACTCTTATTGACAAGAACCTGTTGCTTATTCTCGATAATACGCCATTCTAGCATGCTCTCTAGACTTCGACCGGAATACTCCTGCATGAATCCTCCGGACTCAACCTGTGTGGCATGTATGTCCTCACAGATCATTACGAAGTCCGAGTCATCTCGCATGAAGACGCCATATGTTCCGAATCTAGGCTCAATCTTCTCGGACAGGATCCGCAGCTTAAATTCGCCGTAATCATGAGAACGCTCAGTCCAAGAAAGCGACTCAAACCCTTCAATTTCGATCCAGTTTGTCCCGATCTCCTCATTGGGATTCCTAATCGGGAGCCAGCGCAAGTCTGGACAGAAGAATAGACGCATCAGATCCCCCTGTACTGAGGCTCATACTCGATTACAAGTTCGACCGAGTCCTCAATAGTATATAAGCCATCCGGGCGCTGATACTCAAGCCGGAAATCGTTAATTCCAGGATAAATATACATCCAAGAACTGTCCCAAGTCTGTACGCCATATGCAGCAGAATATACGTTGCTGGCATTGATATGCGTGATAGACTTCAGACCATAACGTGAATCAATGATCAGACGTTCCCCAGCAAGGAATGGGGTTTCCTTGAAGAATCGCATCTGCTCATTAGCCATCGTATTAGTAATACGAAGGTTCTTGACATCACCCTTGAAGGTGAGTGTCATCAGGACGCCAGTCTTAACATCCCCAAGGTTAGTGATTCGCTTAGAGCGAGTCCATCCAATCTCGCCAAAGACAATATCCTTCGGAGGCGCATCAGAGTGGAATGGGAACTCGAACTTCGGCTCCTCAGCAGCGAGACCCGCAATGACCTCCTTGATAGAGGAAAGCCCAGACCAATATGGACTGAGAGAGATGAGCGAGACATTCATCTCGACCTGATCTGAGAAAATATCTGTCTCACAAGACTCAACGTAGAACCGAGCCTTAACATTTCGAAACTCTGTCTCAACCTCCATTGTGAGCTCTTGGGTCACGACGAAGTAATTGTAGAGCTTCTGTCGAATCTGCTCGATATTGTCCCCATAGGGGACCAGGGTCATCGTCACATTACGACGAGAGAGCCTGGCCCCCTTGAAGAACGACCGGTTACCCGTAGCAAAATACTCCATTGACAGCTCGCCCTTAGTAGGGCCAAGGCCGTCAATATCCTTGATCACGACCTCTTGGGACCAGGGGTCTGTGAGTGACAATGTCATTCGATCATACCCATCCGGGTCGATCGTGATACTTCGGATCATGAGCTGAGTATCCTCCTTGCACGGGCTAGCTGGTTGTGTGTCTGCCTGTAGATCTCGGCCTCGCTAAGAGACTCAGGCGAGTAGTTGTTCTGGTTGAACGTAACGTTAGTGACTGGGTTAGTCGGCGCCTGTCCAGGATCTGTCTCGAGGTTTAGCTTCGGTCTGGCGCCATTGGCTAGATTGGTGGACACACCAAGGCTCCCGCCAAGCCCATTGATCGCCTGGGCCTGCTTCTGCAACTCCTCGAGATCCAGAACGGGCTTGATGTTCGGCTGGAATGAAGGATCGTCCTCAACAAGTTCATTAACCTTGTCAAAGGATTCCTTCATGGCCTCATAGGCCGCATTAGCCATGCCAACTGAAGCAGCCTCGACTCGATCTGTGGACTTTTCGATACCGATAGCCAGACCCTCGCCAACGTAGTGACCAAAGCCCCTCATCAGTCGCGAAGGAGACTTAATTCCAAAGAAGTCCTTCGCGCCGTTGTAGGCTTTGGAGCACAGGTTGACGAGCTCGTCCTTAACCTCACTGGCCTTATCGAGCAGACCACCCGTGATACCGTTCACAATGGCGTAAGCGATGTCAATACCCTTCTGACGGATCTGCGGGGCATACTTTGTGATCGCCTGCTCGATACCATCTAGGAACTTAACGATTGTCTCGCCAGCCTTATCAAGGATCTTCGGGAAGCTATTGCCAATACCATCCAGGAATGCAATGATCAAGTTTGTACCGGCGTCAATAACGTCTGGAAGCTTGTTTGCAATACCCTGAATAAATTTGGCAATGGTCCCTGCTGCCTTCTCGCCGAACTCTTCTGCATGGCTGTCGATCTCGGTCATAAGCGCCTGGATCAAGACAAATAATGCATGCACAACACCGGGCGTATTTACCACAATCGCATAGATCGCAGCTGCCATTAGCTGTGCTATAGCCACACCAATCTCCGGAGCCTTGGATCCGAGAGTGATAATGAAGTTGGCGATAGCATTAGCCAAGTCGATCGCTAGCTGTGGGAGCAACGCACTAAGCATTTTGATACCCTCAGCCAAGACCACGAATGCCGCAGCGCCTGCGGTAGCCGCAATACCCAGAATCAGAGCAAAGCCGGCCAGAGCGATAGACACCGGAAGCATCGCGATGCCGAGTGCGATTAGAACCGCAGTAAGGATGATCAATCCTGGCGCCACCATCTGTGCAACCCAAGCCGCAGCCAACATAATCGCTAGACCACCAGCCAGAGCGATCAAACCAGCGGCAATCTGTATCCAGCTAAGTTCAGCGAGACTCTTGAGCGAGTTGCCAAAGATGGCGACTGCGACCGCCGCAATAGACAACGCGATCGCTCCGGTCTGGAAGATCTCGGCGCCGTACATGGCAGCCACAAGGATCGCCAGACCGGCGGCCAGAGCCACAATCCCCTTGACTAGACTCACGGTGTCCATGTTTCCAAGCTTCTCAACTGCGAAACTCAGGGCTATGACCGCAACCGCCATGGCGATGATAGAACCTGCAGCAGTAGACCTGGTTGCTCCTGCAGCCATTAGTGCTGCTCCGAGAACGACAATAATCGCGCCTACGGCAATAGCGCCTTGGAGAAGCTTACCCGTGTCCATCGAGCCAAGGATCCAGATCGCTCCTACCAACAGGTTTACAGCCACGGCAAGACCCATAAGAACTGCCGCACCAGTAGCCATGTTAGGGTTCTTGGTAACGATATACATGAACCCAGCAAGAATTGCAACCACTGCACCAAGCGCAATCACGCCTTGAATGGCTGTATCAGTTGGCATCGACCCAAGGATAAGAACTGCAATCGCGAACATGTTTGCCGCCAGAGCCAACGCAAGAATCACAGCTGCGCCTTCTGCTGCAGTTTTATTCTTGGAAATAGAATCCAGCGCCTCAATGAGGATAGCCATTACCACACGGAATGCGATTACACCCTGGATGGCATCCGCAGCATTCATCTTACCAAGGATGGCGATTGCAGCTGCGATCAAGACAAGGGTTACACCTAGTGCCATAAGAACTGGCATCACTTCCCAGATACCCTTGATATCCATAGAGTTAAGCTGCTCCATGGTCATCATTAGCATCTTCATAACGATGCCGAGCGCGACAACGCCCTGAACCAGCTTCTTGAATGGTACTAGGGCCATCACAAGAAGGGCTAGGGTAAGCAGGCCAATGGCAATAGCAATCTTGATTAGTGCCTCGGCCTTGACCTGCTGCTGAAATGCCTCGAGAACTCCGCCTAACTTATCGAAAGTCTCAGAGACTTTATCAATAAGGTTGTTCTGCTTCTCAAGGTTCTCTTTGAAGGTGTTTACCCATTTGATGATGGCAACCATCATGCTGCCACCGATAGCAGTGATGAGGATCTTCCCCATGTCATAGGACTTCAGATTCTCATTGGCTTTGCCGAGAGCATCACCAATAGCACCAAACGCCTGAGTTGCACCCTCTTTAATCTTTGGACCAATGGTCTGCGTGAAGAGGTTCTTGATCTCGATAAGCTTCTGCTTAACGGACTCGAATAGCTCTGGAAGGTGGAGTTGTTCTGCGAGTCGCTTTAAATCATCGAGCCACTTCTTAAAGAAGCTCTCTTTGGCTGCCTCTCCTGCCTTCTGAGCTGCCCCCTGAGCGGCATCACCAACGCTTGCAACGGCCGTGGCAGTTGCACCTGCAGCGCTCTTGACATTCTTATGCTTATTGACCCAGTCCTGGAAGGATGACGCTAGACCAGTGACCTTGTCTCCTGCCTTGCTAAAGGCATCGCCTAGAGTTTTCCATGCACTACTATTCTGGACTTCGTGCCACAGCTCGACTAGAGCGTCCCTAAGCTCAAGGAGCTTCTCTTTCAGCCACTGAATTCGCTCGGAGATCTTGAGCTTTTCGGCAAGCTGGTCGAACTTTTTACCAACTGCATCCAATACATCCTGCATGGACATGATATTGCTGAGATCAAAGCCCTTGAAATAGTTGATGACCGCATTCTTCCCAGCATCAAACTTATTCTTGAGCTTGTCTCCGACCATTTGGCCAAATTCACTGATCTTGTTCTTCGCCTTGTCGACTGCATTATGGATCGAGTCAATGGCTTCCGCGAATTGCTGACCAAGTGCAGAATTCTTGAACGAATCTTTAAGTGCTGCGAACTTGTCCGATAGACCCTTAATGGCTGTTCCTGCAGCAGTCACCTTGCCGCCGATATCAAGCCACATAAAGAAGTCGTGGATCTTACCAACAACCCAGGAAATAACCTTTCCGAGAAGGTCGATTGGCGGGATAAGGAACTTTAGTAACTTGCCGCCGATATCAAGCCTAGTGAACCACTGATCAAAGGCATAAATTACCTTACCAATGACCTTTGTGATTTGGAATACACCAGAGTTTACACCGGCAAAGGCTGGGAATAGTGCACTAATGATGTGCGAGGCGACAGTAAAGATTACCTGTGCGACTTCTGATACAACTGTCCATAGGATATGAAATACCGAGAAAAGTCCGGTGAAAGTCCACTCTAGTTTGTCAGCGAAATTGTTTGTGATAAATAACTTCTCGGTAAAATCAGCAAAGGCCTTCGTTATTCGAGCCAATCCCTCGGCCGATGCTCCGCCAAATACTCGATCGAAAGCGGTAGAAAGCTGACCGATAATCTTGAAGATTGACAAGAAGATATTCTTCAAGCCTCGAAGTAGGTCATCTCTACCACCAAGCGAGGCCCACATCTCGAGGAAGCTGTTCCGAGCATCGCTAGCTTCATCAATAATGCTACCGACCCAGTTACCAATTCCGGTGAATAGAGCCTGAGCTTGGCCGAAGTCACCCAGAATGATCTGCCAGGTCTTCGACCATCCAGAACCAAGCGCTTCAGCCCAAGTGCCAATCATCTGGGTGAAAGTTCGAATCTGAGTAGCAGAGTCGAAAGCCTTCTGGGCAAGCTCCTTCATCTTGGCGGCCTGCTCTTCAGAGTACCCCATCTCAACGAGCTGTGACTCAGAGAGGTCATTCGTGAGAGCGGTCAGAGTAGTGGTCATTACTTCTGCAGTAAGCCACCCTTCCTGAAGAGACAATCGGAAGTTACCGTTCTTCTCGATAGCTGCATCTACACCCTGTCCGTAGACTCTAGCAGTCTCAATTAGAGCTTCCTGGAATTGTTTACCACCAATGCCGGCCTTCTCAATAGACATCCAGTCCTGAAGCTTAACGACACCAGAGCTCATGGCCTGTGCCAGCTGATACATAGCACCAGCGGCCTGCTGAGCATTTGCACCAGATAGAGCAGCGACGTTTGAGAAACCCTTGACCGCGGCAGTAGATTCCTCTAGACCAATACCAGCAACCGTAAATGTACCAATAGCATTGGTCATCTCGGTGAAGTTATAGATGGTCTTGTCTGCATAGGTGTTCAGCTGTTCGAGAGAGGCATTAACCTGGTCTAGAGTGGTACCATTTTGACTAGTGTTAGCTAGAATAGTCTGAACAGCATTGATCTGAGTTTCATACTCAGAGAATCCATCCATGATTGGCTGGATGAATGACTGCACAAGACTTTTTCCTGCCTGAACTGCGGTAGCAGCGATTCCACCAAGTGCCGCGACGCCAACGCCTTGAAGAACGGACATATTGGACGCTGCATCAAGTGCAGAACCAGCAAGATCTCCGAGCGTAGTGTTCCGGGCAATCTCACCAATTCGTTTGAGACCACTAGCAGATTCTCCGACTTTACTAAGAGAACCCTTAAGCTTGTCCATTCCTGCGGCGGACTCTTGAATCGCCGAAAGAAACTGCTTGTTATTCAGCTTAAGCGAGACAACTCGCTCGTCAATCGTAGCCACTACTTAGTGACCTCCCTCCAGGCCTGTTTTGCTATCTTGTCAAAGACGGGCCTGATCGCAGGATTGATGTAGTCTCTTCCCACGACATATCCGCCGTTTCGTGTTCCATGGCCGTATTGTAAAATCACTGCGATGTTTACGCCATGATTTACATTACTGTTAGTCCAGTCAATACGCCAGTTATTACCGTTCCTTGTAACGTGGTAGTTCCAGGCATTCTGTGTAGCGCCCGAGGCCGTGGGGGTCGCGGCTCGTAAAGCTTTGACCCCCTCAGCCCCGAAGCTGTTCAGAACGAGAGCCAAGTCGAGCTTGGCCATTCTTGCAAACCAGTTCCTGGTGGGTTGCCAGTCGCCTGTACTCTCGATCGTGATTGTCATGCTACATCGTTCCTATGACTACAAAGCTAGGAGACGCGCACGTCTCAGTGACGGTGTTCCAAGTGACACGGTTGTCATACGCGTCGACAACCACCCACTCTTTATCTCGGAGAGGGTCTGCGAGCCACTTGTATCGGTTGTTCCGGAACCCAGTTTGCCAAATAAGCCATGGAGCAATCTTGAAGACATCAAGTTGCTGTATCCCACCCATGGAAGGGAGGACCGCATGTGCATAACTCTGAGCAGACACGACACGGGTGCCGAAGACCATGATCTCAGTGAGGAGCCCTGCCTTACATCTAAGGACGGCTCCGCCCGAGACCTGGCCATTGACGACCATGTTGCTCTGGATCCAGTCGAACTGGGCAAGATTAGAAAGCCCTCCGACGTTTCGAAGGAGATTCCCGAATTGATCCCAAGTTTCCTGATGCGCCCATTTGTGGAAGCCACATCCTTCATAGCCCGCAGCATTGTCGGCGATGGCGAACATCTTGTCGACTCGGGCTCCGGAGGGACAAACCAGGATGGAGTGAGCTCTGGAGGTATGGAATCCATTCCAGAAGTAATTGAAGTGGGCTAGATACCACTTATTACCACTGATGTCAGTCCAGTAGTCCCCAATCTGCGGCTTAGTAGGATCGTAGGTTACAGATCCTCCAGCTTTGAGGTAGTTCAGATCAGACTGAGTCATCGAGTTTCCACGATTCTCCATCCGAGGTGTGAACATGCCCGGGGGACCACTATGACCAATAGATCCTTGAAGACCTCGGAGCCCCTGGGATCCTTGGGGTCCTTGGGGTCCTTGAAGGCCTCTAGGTCCAGGATCACCCTTAGGTCCAGGATCACCCTTAGGTCCAGGATCGCCCTTCGGACCTTTACCGCCTCCAAGTTTCTCGAGGGCGATGACCTTGAGGTAGAGGTCCAGAGTCCCATCGATCCAAGGTTTCACCAAAGCCCTAAGATGCGGGCTCGGCGGATTCTCATAGGGGTTACCTACTGGCTCCCACTGACCACCATGCTGAGGATCCTCAACAAGTACGCCATCTGTGATGTACAGGTGACCGATTCCAAGCTTATCTGCCTTGGCGAATACCTGCGGGTAATTCTGCTCGGTCACACTATGTACAACAGCCCACCACCTGGTCGAAGGATAATTCGCCATATGGGCCGGAAGGATCGGTGTACCAGGGTCTTCATTCAACCATTTTGACGCTTCCTTCTCAAACATCATACAGACATCAAAGTCGAGAGTACACATCTCTTGTGAGATGTTCGCTCCAGTGTTGATTCCGATGAAGAAGCTCACGCCATAGGTTCGGCGGATGGTATTGATCAGATCCCTGTACCATGGAATCCTAGCAGCGCTGGCTCCCCAACCATGAATGACCTCATCGAGGAAGACACCCTGGCAGAGATCGCCATAGTGTCGCTTTGCGAAGCCAATCTGCTGGAGAATGTATTCCTTCGAGTACTTGTCAGGGTTTGGAACACCAGCTCGAGCCGGATCATCATGCCCGAGACTCGCGACGCCATACTGAGTCTTCACATAGAAGATTGCTCGCTTGGCTCCGGCAGAAAGAGCGCGTTCGGCCTGAACCTTGAAATCGTTATCGAGCGATTCCCAGTCACCAGAGTTGCGATTCAGGATGACGACGCCGAGGCTGGCACCCATCGAAAGAACTTCGGCCCACTTGGACTTCTTCCCTGGCTGACCATCCTGATAATAGTCAGGCCAGAAGTACGTCACAGGCGAGAAATACTTCTTACCCTTCTCGAATGGGAGACGCCCTTTTGCATCATCATCAAATCGCTTATTCAGCGAGTCAATGCGCTCGCCGATTCTGGTGTCGGCAGTCTTTAGTTTCGAGAGATCGATAGCCTGTCTGCTGAATCCATTAGATGTTTCATCCTTGTCGGCATACTTCCGATCCCCAACAGTTGGAGTCAGGTATGTCCCAGCCGCCTCAACCTTTGTGAGATAATTTGTAAGCTGAGGAGAAACTGCATCTTTACCAGCTGCACCAGCAGGACCACGTTCACCCTGAGGGCCTTCTGGACCAACGGGGCCTCGAGGACCGGGATCACCCTTAGGTCCGGGTAAACCCTGCTTTCCCTGAGGGCCAGTCAGACCTTGAGCTCCTCGTTCACCGGCTGGGCCTGGATCTCCAGGATCACCCTTTGGGCCAGGATCACCTTTGGGTCCAGGATCTCCCTTGGGGCCTGGAACAGGAGTCCCCCCTTCTCCATCCCCGCCTTGTCCTGGGGGTCCGGGCGGCCCTTGAGGACCGACTTCTCCCTTGGGCCCCGGATCGCCTTTAGGTCCAGGATCCCCCTTGGGTCCCTTTTCGCCCTTCTGTCCAGGAGGACCAGCGGGACCGACAGGTCCTACAGCACCGACAGGACCACGAGGTCCAGCGGGGCCAGTATCACCAGGGGATCCCTGCTCTCCTCGAAGACCTCGTTCACCGGCCGGACCCTGTTCCCCAGGAGGACCTGTCAATCCAGGTGCGCCCTGAGGACCGATCTTCCCAGGTTCTCCATCTTTTCCAGGAGGACCGGCAGGACCTCTAGGTCCAGTATCCCCCTTCTCTCCAGGCGGCCCCTGGGGACCCGTAGATCCACGGTCTCCAGGATCACCCTTAGGTCCATCCTTTCCAGGAGGTCCAGGAGGTCCAGCAGGGCCACGATCGCCCTTAGGTCCAGGAAGTCCAGGACCACCTCCTCCGCCACTAATCTCAGGCACGTACGGTGGAACATCCGGCTCAGTGATGAGATCAATCTCAGCACCTTGAGTAAGCCCGAGGTGTTTGACAATCTTGTAGCCTGGAGACTTGATGATTACAGTGTGGGTCCAGGATCCGGAGGGCGAGACCCCATCACCTGGAGCCACGACCTCAATCCGGACAGCCCCATTTACATCACTTGCCACTGTGACATCTCGGAGAAGAATACTAGATCCCTCGATAACCGCGATGGCCCCGGAAACATCCGGAATAATCGTCACGACTCCCTTTCGATTCTCGCCTCCGGGAATCTGGGCAGTCAATGTACAGTATGGTGCTACCATTTTGACTCCTTACGGCGTCTCAGCTCGAGACAGGAGGTTGTTGATTGCGGAGTTGGTCTCCGAACCATAGATTCCGTCGACTTCTACGCCAACGGCGGCCTGTACGGCTTCGACCGTAGCGTCATGGCATGCTTCAGACTCATCGCCCCAGATGCCGTCCACAGTTGCTCCCACAACACCCTGCGTGAAGCCAACACCAAAGGGAAAGTTGACGCCTCCCCAAGCAGATGCCGAAGCGACGGCAAGGACATGAGAGCGAGTCTCTTCTCCGCAGACGTTGTCGGCCTCAGCTCGGACAGCGGACTGGAGCGCAGTGATGTTCGCGTAGCCTTCGGGAGTAGTGACATCGCCACTTCCAGTGTAAGCGGGGCGAATCACATAGGCAATGCTGTGTGAGCGGTGACGCCGCCAGACACCATTCCCAGCCGACTGCGAACCATACTCGCCAGATGCGGTATTACCCTCGATGGTCTGGAGAACGCCGCCACCAAGGTTCTTCTCAACGAAGCCAACGTGATCCGTTCCGCCACCATCCCAGTCGAAGATGACGACGTCGCCGCGCTGAGCGTCATAGACTGATACGAAGTACGCCTCTGGGTGCTGCCGGACTCGATTGACGGTATAGTCGGTGTTGAAAGAGAAGCCGCCGATTGCATCAATCTGGCCGCATTCATCCAGGCACATGCTGACGAACAGCATACACCACCACACAGAATCGGACGGTCCAGCAAGCCACTGCTGTCCAGTTCGAGCAGCCCAATAGCGGCCAGCCTCGGATCCGGGCTCTGGGTCATCAGGTGCATAGTACCCAATTCGCATTGCCGCCCTGGCGAGGACGTTATCGACAATTGCATCACGACTCACTGGAGTACCACCGTATCCTGGGGGACATTGACCCCAGCATCTTCGAATGGATCAGTTCCGATATGTCCCTGAGGGGCGAACGCCTCATCAGGAAACTCGCAAGGCTTCTCTTCTGCCTCGTGTTCTCCCATGGTTACCCTCTCGTTCCTAGGGCCTTTCGACGGGCCCGGTTGAGTTCCCGGTTCTGAGCCATAATCTCAGACTGGGACATCTTCTTACCCGGCTCAGCCTTAGCATTGCAGACTCGAATCAGGGTTAGAAGACGATTAATGTGCCAGGTCTCACAAGTGAATGGGATCTGGCAGGCGATCATCCAATAGTAAATGAGCTCGGAGGAGGTGTACTCTCCGGAATCTTTCGCATTGGATCGATCTTTTACCTGAGTCGCTGTCATCGTATCTGAAATATAGTTGTTGATTCGTTTCATCTCTTCCGATGGCAAGCGGTTCAGGATGGTCGGGTCGAACTCTTCATCCTGGACCATGCATTCCACGTACTTGAGTAGCTCTTCGCCAGTGACGTCTTTGTTGCCGATCAAGTGTTTGTGGGTGATTGACTCCCATTTTGACAATGAAAGGAGATTGTGCTCCAAGTGAAGAGCTCCGCCGGGAAGCGAGACGAATTGCTCGGTCTCTTCGTCGTAAGCCTCGACGCTAGGGATAGAAACTATAAGCATTGCAGCCACCGAGGGCCCAGGAGTCTAGGTCTCTGAGCCCCCGGTGTAGTCATCAAGCTGCGAAGTGGGTCTTGATCTCGTCGGGCAGCATGAGCGTGGGCTCGAGAGCGCCAGCGCCATCCTTACCGAAGAGCTTCTCCTCCAGACTCTTCAGCTTCGTGGCATCCACATCAAGCGAAGAGATGGTCAGTAGCGCCGTAGGCTTGAAGCCGGCAACGTTGATGGCCGTGGTGGAGATGTCCCAAGAGAACGAGATCGCCTCAGGGGAGTCGTTAACGGTCTTGTAGCCCTTCTCCGAAGGAGAGGCCTTGCAGCCGTAGATGAAGTGGAGCTTATAGCCCTTGTCCTGACCCGCGAGGTCATCACCAATCTTGGTGCGGTAAACCAGAGCGAAGGTCTTGCGGTCCTGCTGACCGATCTTAATACCCTTCGACAGCGTGGCGGATCCGTCACACTCCTCGAACTCCTCGGGATAGGTATAGGCTTCAATCGTTGCCTTAAGCTTCTCCGCGGAGATCAGGGTCAGGTACTGAATGTTGTCAGCGTACAGGTCAGTAGCCTCAGCGCCCTCGGGCTTCTCGCTGATGGCGGTGATACCATTCCAGGCGACACCAGACTTGTACTTCTTAGCGGACGGGTCGTACACATACAGTGCGCAGTGATCGACACCAGTCTCAATACGGCGCTCGCCAGTCTTATCCCAGACAAGTGCAGCCATGTCTTCTCCTAACGATAGACGTCGAAGACGTCATGATAAAGGTTGTCGTGAACCATCCGGGCGGTATGCCTACAAGTCGGCAAGTCCTCGAGTTTGATCCTTGTTGGATCTTCGGGATTCCGAGCGATCAGCGTCACCTGGAAGCGGTTCGCCTTGATGTACTTTTGGTTGTCCGCATACATCGGGTCACCCGGATTGCGCTCATACACAATACACGGGTACTGGAGCTTGAGTGACGGGAGCGGCTGGTAGTAGACATTCCTGGATCCCAGGATCTTCTCCAGCTCGGACTGAAGCTCAAGGCGTCGGTCCATTATACACTCCCGTCATCTCGAGCACCAGCCGTGGGAACTTCAGCTCCACATAAGAGATCTTCCAAAGTCCCCCCAGCCAGCGAACGTACCGTAGATTCTGGACATTGTCAACCACATAGCCGTCAGCGATGATGCTCAACTGGTTACTAAGGTTGATGTTGTCCAGAACCTGTTCGGATGCACTAAAGCGACGTGCCTCTCGGGTGATGTCACCATAGTACTGCTTCTCGATGATCTTATCTTCCCAAATTCCCGGGCTGGTCTCAACCTGTGTGGCGAATCCGATGTCCCCGAAGAATTTGGCCAAGGATCAGTCCTCCGCGACGGGAGCACCGGCCTCCTGCTTGCGCTCGAGAATGATGGCCGACTTGACCTTCGTGAGCGCACCGGAGAGACGGGTCTCCAGCAGGTAGTGGTACTGGTTGAAGCTAATGTCGAAGTCCTCAGCCGCGAAGAGCTGACCACCTTTGTCCGCACCAATTGTGTAATCGGACATGTTGACGATGATGCCGAGGGCGTCAACCTTGCCATTCTTGGCAGAGGTACGGGTCAGGTTCTTCATGAGAGGAACCTTGACAATCCTAGACACGCCAACGTAGTCGGCCAGGTCGCTCAGGGAGTTGAACAGGCGGTGACCCATCTTGTCCTTGAGCAGAAGGATCTCGGTGACAACGCTAGGCGCAGCGAACCAGGTGGGGTTGCCGGAACCCTCGTAGTCATCCATAGCCCGAACAATGGAGTCGAGCATGTCCTCGGTGGTGGTCTCCTTGGCAAGGATTACACGAGGAGCATACAGCGAGTCCTCCTTGAAGATCGGGCGGATGCAGTCCTCCTTGATCTTGTCATCGGAGGAAGCCTCACGGCCGTCACCGATCAGAACGGCGCGACCAAGCTCCTCCTCGATCATGATACGCATCTCGCCACGGATCCAGGAGACAACATCGAAGTCAGTGATGTCAATAATGTCATCCCTATCCAGACGCTGCTTCTTATAGATCGTGGTGGGAGAGGTAACGCGCTTCAGAAGGGTGAAGACCTCGTCCTTCTTCTTGTTACCCTTGATGTAACCCTTGGCTCGAGCCTCGTCAGCGGTGATGTCCGCAAACTGAGTCTTGATCCGAGAGAAGGGCGAGTGCTTAGCCGCACCGACAACAGAGGAGACCCAATCGGTCTTCCGCTTGATGAACTCGGGAGTGGTCCACAGGTTCTTGGCATCCGGGAAGAGGGTGTCGATCTGCTTGATGCCGTAGTTGTCGGCGTGAGCGAGGACAGCCTCCTTCAGAGAGCCACAGGCCTTGGCCTCCTCGAAGATCTTCTGCATGTCGTCGTGGGACAGGACAGGGAGCTCCTCGGTCTTCTTAGAGCCCTCGAACACATTCTGGTGAGCCATAGTATCCTCAGTAGTAGTGTCGGAATGGGCGGTGTCCTCAGACTCTTCCGCCTCTTCATCAGCGGTCTCGACGAGCTGTCCGACAATGGCATAAACCGCCGTCTTCTGCTCCTCGGTCATGCTGTCGAAGATCTCCCCAAGAGTGGGGTCGTCTCCATCGCCTTCAGCCTTATCGGCCTCCGGTTCATCCTCAGCGTGCTCGACGTCATCAGCCTCATCGGCTTCATCAGTCTCCTCCACATCGGGCTCCTCGTCCTCATCCTCATCGGAGTAAGAAACGAAGTCTATCTGAGCATCCGTATACATTACGGCCTCAACCTCATCGCCATCATCACCATGAGTAATGGAGATCTGATCGATGTATGCGCCAGGATTGGCACCGCGAAGCACGATACTCACCTCAACGAGCTCGCCATGGACAACGTCATTGCCCTTAGCCTTGACGTGGGTGGCATAGATGCTCAGAGCCTTGACATCGCCGTTACGGATCATCTCACGAGCGGTCCGTCCAGCATCCGAGTGGTTGAGATACGCGTAAGCGTACACTCCATCCTCTCGGACCTCAAGATCGGCGTGGCCAAGAACATTCGATACGTCCTTATGCTGGTGCTGCCAGACCAGCGGAACAGTCTTTCCATCATACGCCGCGAAAGCCCCGTGCCGGATCACCTTGTTATCCGAGCACCGAACATCGTTCCTCGTGGCGTAGCCGGAAAAGTCGCACTTAGGTGCCATTTTGACTACTCTCCATCAGTTCGGAAATTGGTGTATCCGCAGCGGGCGGACCCTCGTCGGGTGTCTCACCCGGAGCCTCCTGCTCGCCTGCCGGATTGATGTTGGAATTCACCAACTGGTTTGCAGATTCGTCATCAGCCTGAGGCCAACCGAACTTCGGACGTAACTCATTGGCGGTTCCAATCTCATTCCTCTTGACCGAGTCCACAAGACTCGACATCTCCTCAAGCGGAACGTTGAGGAACGGATCCTCGATAGCCATGACTCGTTGGTTCTGAGTCCGGGCCGTCTTGGTGAGGAATGTCCGGGTGAGGGCGTCAGTGATCGCCTTCAGAACTGGTCGAACCGTGCGGTTCTGATAATTCAGCATCTGGCGAGCGTCAGCTTTCCCATTGAACACATCCTCAGTCATCCCAAGCTGATTATACAACTGAGTAGTGAGCCATTGGATCTGCCCCATGAGGTTGTTCTCAGAGGGACGGTTCAGCTGAGTGATTCGCTCTGCGCCATCTGTGTAGGCAATACCATACTGCGATCCAGCGAGCTGGTCTTCAATCGCCTTGCGTCGGGCTTCGGCCTGCTGCTTCTTCAGTTCGGTCTTCACGACGTACGGAAGCTGAATGATAATGTCCAGCTTTCCGGATCCTGACTGACGATCAATCGCATCCAGTAGGTGGAGCTTCTGCGTCAGTCGCTGCAGCGTGGAGTTCGGCGCATTCATTACACTATACAGCGGATTGTTTACGACTGCGACGAAATCCTTAGGTAGCGTCAGCTGCTCTCGCTGTCCATTTGTGTCGTTATAGACCTCAACTCGGACATGCTTCGGGAACCACTGGAGAATCTGCCCGACTCGCATAGAGCGGACGTCCCATCCAGCAGTCATGTCGGGACTTACGTCTGTGTCGACGGGAACAATCGCTACAGCGCCTTCCTCGAACAAGGTGAGCACTAGATCCTGGAAGAATCCCTGCCCAGTCTGGTCAATGTTGGCACTGAGATGCAAACATTCATCAAGATCACTTCGTCGATAACTCTTGAGATTTTCGTTTTCATCGACAGATACATGTCGAATCGGAACATTAGAGACATCAATAGCGATCTGGTTATAAATGCTTGTGACGATTGTCTGATCGCCGGCTACAGGACGATAGTAGACACTCGGATTCCCGAAAGTCTGCATGCCGAACTCAGGAGTGTAGTCCATTTTGTCTGGACTTCTTCGAAACGCATTCCAAGCGTGGCTCAATCGATCACCTAGACCCATTTCACCTCCTTGCTCATTCGAATGCCTCCTTGTTGATTTTGTATGCCACGAAGGCATCCATCAGAGCGGCTACTGAGTCGATCTTCTCTTCAGTTCTCTTCTTCAGTAGCTTCCGGTTACCGTTGGTATCTTCAAGCGTCACACAGTTTCCCATAGTGAACGACATGAGCTTCTGGTCGAAGATCAGCAATCGTTCCTCAGCAAGCTTTTTGAGCTCGCCTAGCGGGACAGACTCCGTGCGAGCACCCTGAATGACTTTCTCGATACCGTATGGGCCGTTCTCTTGTTCCCACCGAGTCACGAATTCTTTCGCATTGTATGGGTCGAACCCGAATGCAGAAACATCGTACTTCTGGTCAGCAATGTGCTGGTCCAGATCCTCGTAGACTTCCATCATGTCGAGGACGGTTCCCTCCATAACTCGGAGGGTTCCTTCCTGAATGAATTCATCATACTTCTGCCTCAGCGCCCCAGGGAGTTTCATAAGTGTCAACTCTGAGATGTATGCCAGAGTTTTGACACCGAATGCCTGGTTCCTGAGAGGGAACAAGAAGGTGAATGCACAGAAGTCATCGCCCTGAGACAAGTCTGCGCCCATGGCGCACTGCATGTTCCAGAACGTGTTCCGTCTGTGCGGGATGGTCTCCTCATAGGTGAAGAAGTACGTGTACCCTTCCATGGGGATCCCGAATCGCTTTGCCAGAATGTCGTTTCGAGTTGCCGGAGCTTGCTCCATTCGCTCGACGTCCTGCTGATAGCGATCATACCCGACTGTGATGCCGATGTTTGGCTGAGCCTTAACCCACATGTCGGGCTGGTTGACTTCCTCAATCCGATCGAGTCGGTAATAGAAGATCGAGATGTGCGGGGCGAGGTATTCGCCCTTCAGTATTTTGAGCAACTCCATTTTCATGGTGTCGCCTACTGCATTCCGGATCGTTCCCTCGGAAGAGACGGCCAGAATCACCGGATCTTCGACCTTCGAGGCTCCCTGCTCAAGGGCAGCCACCACATCCTCACGGACGTCTCCGGAGAGCCATTCGTCAACAGTGCTAACCTTTGGGCGCAGGCCCTGGAGTTTATCGATGGACATGGGACGGACTTCAAGCAGGGAGCCCGTCAGGAAATTCTCAACGCCCTTCTTCGTCGCCACCAGCTTCTGGCGGTTAGCCCGATTGCCAGTAGTATTTTGAAGGGAGCCCTCAGTGAGGAACTTATACAAAGGTCCGCGAGCCCGCGTAATAGCGGTGCGGAATGGACCCATAACTTCCTCAGCCTGCTTCATTGTTGGGGCTGTAGCGATCTGATGCGTAGTCGTAGTGTCAATTACCATGAAGTAATTCTGGATGAGAGACATATACATCGACTTCGCAGCGCCTCGAGCCACGATGAGGTATTGTTTGATTGTGAGACGCTTCTTGATGGTCTTCGTTTCGTAACGACCGCCTACGCCATCCTCGTAAGGGACGTAGACTTTCTGCTCCTTGAAGTAGTACCATCCTAGAAGCTGCTCGGCCCATAGTTTGAAGCTGTCTAGCAGATGGAGATCTTCCCCATCTGACAATGTGAGTTCGTTCTCGCAGTAAGCGATGAACCCTTCGACAGCTTGGTCGTCGTAGTAGTATGTAGGATCGGCAATCAGAGCATCGATCCGATTCATCTCGCAGGAGATCTCCTCGCAGACAGGAATCTCTCCTCTAATTACCGCATCTCGAAACATACCATAGTATTTTGGTACTGCGGTATTCGACAACATCGCTAAAGCGGACTTCCTGGGTTACGAGGACGCCGCTTGGGCTTATTCGAAGGCTTAGTCTGTTTATATGACTTTGCCTTCTCGAGTTGCTTAGGCGCTTTAGCCTTGGATAGAGCGGGTCCGGCCGGCTTACTGGGCTTCTTGACCGGAGTCGGTGTAGCTGCAGCAGTCTTGTTTGCTTCTGCGGCCGCTGTCTGAACCGCCTCAGCTGCCTTTGTAGCGGCCTTGGCTGCACGATCGAACATCTTCTCGGCGCCCATCTTCTTAGAGTCGCTCCAGCCAGTGTCGAAGGCATTCTTCATGGCCTTGGTGGCCGCATAAGTCCCAGCCTTCGTAAGGCTTTGCTCGAGGATCTGTCGAGTGACCTGACGACCTCGAACCAGGTGGCGATCGGCCTTGAGCTCCCGATAGCGTTGCTCTCGCTCCAGCCGGTTAATACGGGAGTTGAGCTCTGCATCGGTGAACTTCTTGTAGGAGAGTCGTCCGCCTTTGGATCTCTTATTGTCCTGCTTTTTGAGCTTGTAAGAGATTCGAGCGTTGTTGGCTGCGAGGGCACCCTTTTTGACAGTGGATCCTGTGCTTTGGAGTGCACCACGTACAACCTTACTTCCTCGGGCGGCTTTGGCGCGGATCACGCCCCAACGCATACCCTTTACGCCATGATGGACAAGATCCTCTACGGTTTCTGCTCCGTCTGGAACACGATCCGCCATGCTGCCTCCTCGATCAGCTTCTGATAGGAAGTGACCACGAAGGAGTTCGAGGGCGGATCAAAGATCAGCCGAACCTTCATGGCGATGTAGCTCTTAATGGCCGATTCGTCATCGATGTTGTCGAAGACGTCCCAACCAGTCGTCTTTTCAATCGGGGTATTGCATTTTGCCCCGAGTTGTACGAGATCCATCCGCGCAGTGTTGATGTGCATCAGGATCTGGTCATCAAAGGCGTCATAGTTCGGAACAATTCCGAGCGCCTTCTTGGTATCCTCAAGAATGGTTCCCATTAGATCCTCCAGGGGGCCTGATCATTCGGTCTACGCTCAACGACTTGCGTTGTCAACCGAGATCGGTCTCCGAAGTGTATCGCGTTGTGGGTATTCTTGCAAGTTGTGATGAGAAACTCTGGCTCAAGGATGTCTGGATTGAATTCCTCAAGATCTCTGGGTTGAATCGGATTCATGTGGTGGATTAGCGGCATGTATCTGATGTCAAGCCCTTCGATCCCGAGATCACAGGCTTCATCCCGAGCCAGAACAAAGTTCCTGACCTTCTTCCACTCGGTTGAGGAGTAGAATCTTTGGTTCAGGTAACGATCGAAGCCAAACGTACTAGTTCCTACCTGACCGGTGAGAGCAAGATAGTCGAATCGCTCCTCAAAGGTCTCGAGTCTAGATAGTTCAGTATACGTCCGTAACATCTCCCGCTCCAGAGTACTTACGAAAGGCCTCGATGGCTTCCTTGGCTGTCTTCTCAGCTTGCTCGGCGCTGACCAGCGCCCCTTTCTTTGCTTTGAGGAGTTCCGTTTCGTT